CAATAGAAGTAGGCCATAGTTTAGCTGCGCTATCCGAGCACTATAAGCTGGGGGTAAAAGGTACAGAGGTGCATGATGCCCAAGGTAAAAGGAGGGTAGACTTTTCTCCTAAAGCACTTAAGGCATACGGGGGCTATTGCATTCAGGATGTAGCTCTTACACATAAACTCTATGAAGTTTTATGCAAAGGGTTTCCTAAGTTTGAGTTTGACCTGATTGACTTAACCACTCGCATGTTTACAGAACCAGTATTGGCCTTAGATAAAGGGGTACTACAGGGGCATTACGAGGAAGTACTGGCTGCTAAACAAGCGTTAATGGAAAAGGTAAAGCACGACAAGAAGCAACTGACTAGCAACAACCAGTTCGCTGAATTACTTAAGGGGTATGGGGTTATACCACCTACTAAAATAAGTTTACGCACGGGTAAAAAAACATTTGCATTTGCTAAGACTGACGAAGAGTTTAAGGCATTGGAGGAACACCCCAACCCAGAAGTACAAGCCCTAGTAGCTGCGAGGCTAGGGGTAAGGTCAACGCTTGAAGAAAAACGAACACAGCGTTTTATAGATATTGCAAAGCGTGGGTTGTTGCCTATCCCGTTAAGATATTACGCCGCCCACACAGGCAGATGGGGCGGTGCAGACAAGATCAATATGCAGAACTTACCTCGTGGTTCTAAATTAAAGTACGCTCTCTGCGCGCCCACAGGGTATACCTTTGTAGATTGTGATCTTTCCCAAATAGAGGCAAGAGTGTTGGCGTGGTTAGCCGACGAAGAAACTTTACTTACAGCATTTACAGAGGGCGAAGATGTCTACAAGATAATGGCTGCTTCAATATACAAAAAGGAAGCCGAAGACATCAGTAAGCAAGAGCGATTCATTGGTAAGACGACTCTCCTCGGATGTGGATATGGAATGGGCAGCGTACGTTTCCAAGCCCAACTAAAAACATTCGGGGTAGAACTGGACGAGGTAGAATGTAAACGCATCATCAACGTGTATAGAGAAACATACTCCACCATTCCCGCGCTATGGAACAAAGCTGGAAAGTGGCTAGACACTATAATAGACGGCAAAGTTTCCTTTTTCGGGGAGAACAAACTTCTAAAAGTAGTGGGTGAAAAAGATGTAGGAGGGGTCATAGAATTACCTAACGGGTTAGCACTTAAGTACCCAAAACTGCGTAACGTAACGCTAGAAACGAACGCCCCTTCAGAACTTATTTATGCTACAAGGAGGGGAAACTCCGATGGGGAGACCCGCATATACGGAGGTAAGGTAATAGAGAATGTTTGCCAAGCCCTAGCGCGTATCGTTATTGGCGAACAGCTGCTACGTGTAGCTAAAAAATACAAGGTGGTTATGACGGTGCATGATGCTATAGGTTGTATTGTACCCACCGAAGAAGCTAAAGAAGGTATGGCATACGTCGAAAAGTGCATGAAGGTGCGGCCTAAGTGGGCACCGGATTTGCCTTTAGATTGTGAAGGTGGAACTGGTAACTCCTATGGGGAGTGTCAATGATGCCCCAGCGGGCGGTGGGTTATAACACCCGCAGTACATGGTGCGGTTTAAAAACGTATAGGGGGGAGTTTTACGCTTTCTTCCTCCTCGTTCTCCACCCCCACGCATGTGTCGGATAAGCCACGCTACGGTTAGTCGTGTCCCTTGAGGGCACGCGCCTAACACATTTTAGGAGGGCAGCTATGAAGCGCCTGAAAAAATTAACAGACAGGCAAGATACTTTGTACAAAGAAGTGGAGAAGATAATGGACGAAGAAATACTGCCACGGATAGCGAAGCTTGGTGCAGTGAGGGAAGAAGAAAGCTTTGACCAAGCTGTGGCACTTGGTAATGCCTACATCAACGCGGCTTGCATTTTAATGTACGGGCTTCAGTTAGGGAAAGGGAATGTAAAAGCTGCAATGGCCGCCACAGTTGACTCGGTATGGTTGCAGGGGGAGACAGAAGAAGACCTTAATGGCTCGGTAACTGTTCACTAGATGAAACTTACCCTGGAGACAAGTGAGGCAGACGCGGAAGAAGTTATAGAACTAGCCAAGCGGTTAGTTGATGCTATAGATAAGCTTGAAGAGCTAGTGGAACGCATGGAGCAAATGCAGGATGAGTAAACTTTCCCCTAGCCATATGAGAGAAAAAACGTGTCACTGTGGGCAAGTATCGGAAGAAGTTATAAACGCTGAAGAAAAGAAACGGACAGGGTGGTATTGCCCAACCTGCAAACGTTTTGAGAAAGCTATATTACGGGAACGAGTTTGGAGGGGTGATGATAATTGAATCATTAGTATGTATTGCGGTGGCTGTTTACTTTGAGGCGCGGGGAGAACCCAGCGCGGGGCAGCTTGCAGTAGCTCAAGTAGTGCGTAACCGCATAGAGAGTTCTGAGTACCCTGATGACGCCTGTGATGTGGTTAAGCAAGGCTATTACTGGAACGAGCATCCCGTAAGGAATCGGTGCCAGTTTAGTTTTTGGTGTGACGGTAAGTCGGATAACCCGCGCAACACCCAGTTGTTTTACAACGCTTTATACATTGCTTGGTTGAGCGGTGAACAACCTGATACTACAGCAGGAGCAACGCACTACCACAACACCAAGGTGTATCCCCAATGGGCGTATACCGGAACCATAACAACGAAGATACATGAACACATTTTTTACCGGGAAGTGGAATGAGCGAAAACAAAGATGCGATACGGGACAGGTTAGCTGAAGATATTAAGGCTTATTTTGCGCGGGGGAAAGTTGTTAAACGCTACCACTATAATGCTCCTGATGTTAGTGAGCCAAATGTAAAATACGATTTAGTTACACCACGTAAACCAAAGAAGGCTAAGTAAATGTACTTATACAAAGCAACAATCTTAAATATAGTTGATGGAGATACCGTTGATGTGGATATTGATTTGGGTTTTGATTGCTGGCTTCGCAACCAACGTATTCGTTTTGCTGGCGTTGATGCTCCCGAATGTCGCACGCGAAATGAACAGGAGAAATTACATGGGTTACTCGCCAAACAATGCGTCCAAGAAAACCTCAAAATCAACCAAGTCTATTCTCTTAGAACGACAGAGAAAGGAAAGTTTGGCAGGTACTTGGGTGAGTTTAGAACGGGAAAAGGAACTATTGCGAAAATATTACTTAAAGCAAAGTTGGCTGTCCCGTACGTGGGCCAAAGTAAAAAAGAGATTCAAGCCGAACACGAAGCCAACCGTAAAGAATTAATTAAGATGGGGTTATTATGACAGCCTGGAGCTACAGTAGTATCAGCACGTTTAAGAATTGCCCCAAGAAATACTACCACTTGCGGGTAGCTAAGGATGTCAAAGATACCGGCAGTTCCGCTATGTACTACGGCAACCAAGTGCATAAGGCAGCCGAGCACTACATAAAAGATGGAACTGCCATCCCTCCTAAGTTTAAGTTTATAAAAAAGAGTTTGGATGCCCTGCAAAACATTAAGGGGGAGAAACACTGTGAGATAAAACTTAGTCTTGCTAAGGCAGACGGGGACTATTCTCCGACAACGTACTTTGCAAAGGATGTGTGGTGGAGAGGCATAGCTGATCTATTAATAGTGGATGAAGATAAAGCGTACCTCATAGATTATAAGACAGGGAAGAATGCTAAGTACGCGGACACTAAGCAACTAGATTTACTAGCGGGGGCTACATTCACATACTACCCGGAAGTGAAAACTATTAAGTCTGCTCTCGTATATGTAGTGAGCAACGAATTCATACGCAAAGAACACACGGCGGATATGCGTAAGTCTTACCTAACCGTGTTTGATGAGGAACTTGACCGTTTAGAAACAGCAGCAGAAACAGAGGTATGGAATGCAGTGGATGGGCCGCTGTGTGCGTACTGTCCGGTTACTAGCTGTGAACACAACAGGAAATAGTGGTGAAAGAACACTGGCAGATATACAAAAGTTTAGCATCAGACTTACGTAAGAGGGCTAAGTGGGAACGTGTAGAAGAGCCTAGGCAAAAAAGATTTTTAGAGATGGCTGAGTTTATAGAAACAAAGCCTAAATTCTACGTGCCGGATATGAGTTTCGTTCTCAATGAGGAAGTAAAAAACATCGGTAGAGATAAAAATAATTTAGTCCGCCTCCCTTATCCTGAGACAGTTATATTGATGGATACAATAATGGAAGTACCGGGCAGTGAAGACTGGGACTTAAAGGAAGAACTGAGAGGATTTACTGACGACGAAGCTGTCTTAGAAAACTTGGATGCAGGTATAGAAGCACAAGAAGCTATTAGCCATATACCTACTGTAGTATTAGCCAAGCAACAGGAAGGCGAGGACAGTATCGAGTTTTGCGCTGGAGTTTGGAACCCCCACTTAAAGGAATGGAATCCTTGGGCGGCTAGAGCACTGATGTATTTTGGCGACACTTCTTTTAACTTAGTACTTGATTCCACGGATACTGCAACTGTGCAGCATGTTGAAAGAATGCAAGATGCGGTAAGAGGTGGGGCACCAGAAGTACTTATATCGCAATACAAAACCGGTTCTCTGCCAATACTATTTTTACATTTGTTGCTATCACTAGAGAATGTAGAAGTAAAAAAGAGAGGCGCTCCAAAATTATCTATAGTAGGCACGCGCAGCCAAAAGAAAAAACGTAAGGGACGTAAATCTTTTGACTACCATGTGCTGTCAATAAATGGGGAAGCTTGGGATAGCCCATACGAAAGTAATAACGGGGGACACGGTGGTGTAAGAAGCCATTTACGAAGGGGGCATATCCGTAGACTTAGTAATGGCAAAACAACGTGGGTTAGAGCTGCTTACATTAAAGGTAGTAAAGAAGGATTTGTTAAAAAAGACTATGACATATTAGGAAATGATTATGAAAAAGAAGCCAAGAGATTATAAAAAAGAATACGCGAATTACCAAGGCACAGCAGAGCAGAAGAAAAATAGAGCTGTGCGTAACGCTGCACGCAACACGATGAAAGCCAAAGGTGTGGTGTCTACGGGTGATGGTAAACATGTTAACCACAAGACTCCTATCTCTAAGGGAGGGGGTAACGCGCCTGGTAACCTATCGGTCAAGAAAGAAAGCACTAACTCCTCCTACCCCCGTACTAAAGCAGGGGCAATGAAGGCTAAGAAAGGCGGCAGAGTTACCGGGCGTAAGAGATAATGCAAGTAGTAGACAACAAAGCGATTATTTTAAGCACTAAGCGCCCCCACCTTGTTACTGAGCGCATAAAGAAATATAAAATATTAAGTGAAAAAGCAGGTGTTTTTAAAATAGCTGTGTACTGGGGGTTAGAAGAAGCACAAGTACTGGCCCACCTAAAGGTTACAGACGTACCTTCCCCCATTGGCCGCGACTATAGGTGGCCGGGGAAGCACACTCCTTTTGACCACCAACGTGTTACGTCCAGCTTTCTCACCCTCCATAAGAAAGCCTTTTGTTTTAACGAGCAAGGGACGGGCAAGACAGCCAGTGTTATATGGGCAGCTGACTACCTAATGGACCGGGGGTACTTGAACAGAGTGTTGGTTATCTGTCCCCTATCTATTATGAAGTCTGCATGGCAGCAAGACTTGTTTAAATTTGCAATGCACAGGTCTTGTTCGGTAGCCCACGGCACGGCAGCGCAGCGGCGCAAGATCATTAACGCTGGCTCTCAGTTTGTGATTATAAACTTTGATGGGGTAGCTGTAGTTAAAGATGAAATTATAAAGGGTGGTTTTGACCTAGTTGTAGTAGACGAAGCCAACGCCTACAAGAATGCCCAAACTAACCGATGGAAAATACTTAACGCTATAGCGAAAGATGTGCCGTGGATGTGGATGCTTACTGGTACTCCAGCAGCACAATCTCCAGTGGATGCCTTTGGGTTAGGCAAACTCATTAACCCCAGCGGCGTGCCCAAATATTTTGGTGCGTTTAGAGATAAAGTCATGCAAAAAATAACCCAGTTTGTATGGCGACCTAAACCAGATGCTGATGTCACTGTTCATGCAGCGTTGCAACCAGCCATTAGATTTGAGCGCGACCAATGTTTAGACCTTCCTGCTGTTACTTATGTAGAACGAGAAGCACCACTTACCACACAGCAAAATAGATACTACAAAATGCTCAAAGAAAAAATGATGATGGAAGCTGATGGAGAGCATGTTACCTCTGTTAATGCAGCCACAAACCTCAACAAGCTTTTGCAAATATCAGGTGGGGCTGTATACACAGATGAAAAGGAAGTTATCCAATTCGATGTAAGCAACCGGCTCAATGTGGTAAAGGAAGCTATTGATGAATCTTCCCATAAGGTTTTGGTGTTTGTACCTTTCACCCATACCATTAATCTACTTGAAGAATTTCTTACCAAGAACAAAATAAACTGTGCAGTCATCTCGGGAAAAGTAACAGTAAATCGACGGGCAGATATTATAAAACAGTTCCAAGAAGAAGTTGATCCGCGTGTTCTTATCATCCAACCCCAAGCTGCTTCACATGGGCTAACGCTTACTGCTGCTAACACTGTTATTTGGTATGCCCCTGTCACTAGCGTAGAGACATATCTTCAAGCTAACGCCCGCATCAACCGCCCTGGGCAGCACAACCCTATGGAAATAGTACACATCCGAGGCAGTGGGGTGGAGGATAAGCTTTACCACATGTTGCAAAACAACATCACCAATCACAATAAAGTAATTGATTTGTACCGCCAAACAATTGATGCTTGACAATGTAAAAGAGCCTGCTAAACTGGTTGTCCCTTTTAGGAGGCGCGGCACGATGAAAAAACTAACTGCAGACCAGATGACCAGCGACTACATGCGAATCCGCCAAGCTGTTCAAGAAAAAGAAGAAGAAATAAAAAAACTTAAAGTTATCCAAGCCAAGATCACTGACAGTATGCTTGAGCTTTGCGATAAGGAAAATATAGACAGTTTAAAGACCGCAGCGGGGACAGTTACGCGCCGAGTTATTTCTACTTTTTGGACAAGCGATTGGGAACAGATGCATGAGTTCATCAAAGAACATGATGCGTTCCACTTGTTAGAAAAACGGATACACAACGGGAACATGAAAGAATTCCTAGCAGATAACCCGGACATTACTCCTACTGGACTACAGGCTAAGAATAAGTACAGTATTTCTGTACGTAAACCCACACCCAAGTGACACTCCTTACCACAGACGATAACTTTTTTGTTAACAATGCGACAGGAGAAATAACTAAAGCAATAAAAGTGGTAGTAGTTGACGGAGGTTCTTTGTCTAGGAGTTACTACTCTAAGCATGGAAAGCTGGAGTGTTGGTCATTGAACACTGAGCGCCCGGCTGACGATGTACCACCGCTGACAAAGCAGTGCAGCCGGTGCATTGACTGCCCCAGGAACGTAACTGGTTCAGGGCAACGGACAAGGGAATGTAAGTTTTTTACCGTTATTAAGTTGGTATTAAACGACACACATGCAGTGAGTAAGCTACGGATTGCAGGGGGGAGTTTGTTTAGTAAAGCCTCAAATGCTATGGGTCTTTATAAATATAAAAGCTTCCTAAAAAGTAACGGAGAAAACCTTAACACTGTAACCACCGAGATACGTTTTGCCGAAGATGGAGTAAAGCGCATGATGTATTTCAAACCAGCCCACCTTGTACCTGAAGGTGAGCTAGAAAACATAACTCGGCTAATGTTGGCTGATGCGGATGTAAATAACCTTTTTAATGAGAGTGCAAATATGAGTAAGTTACCTAGCTATATCCTAAAGAACGTCGAAGTAAAATATCCCCGTATAGACCAACCTTATAGGTTTGACATAAATGCGGGCGAGAAAGGCAAGACTGTACCTTGTCTAGCTACTGAGGGCGACGCGAAGTATGAATTATCTTTTGTAGTATCTAAAGCCCAAGCTAAAGATTTGTATACAGCGATGGCTGCAGAGTACAACGCTAAAAAAGATAAGTCATGGGCGCCTAAACTTTCTAACCCTTTTTCCACGGACGAGGACGGTCAGATAACTGGCAAGGCAAATATAAAGGCGGTCTACAAAAATGGGCCTACTGGCGTACCTGCACAATTTGATGCAGACAATAACCGCCTCCCTGACGATTTCAAGTTGACTGACGGTAGCACCATTAATCTTGCTCTGGAACTTTACGCATACAAGATGGCTAACAGTGGGGTGACTTTGCGTATCCGTGGGGTACAAGTAATTAATTACATACCTTATTCCTCACCATCACCCTTTGGAGCAGAAGAAGGTTTCACCCAGGGGGACAGTGCAGAGGAAGAAGAGGTTGAAGAAAACGTAGCCGACATTTTTGCGGCAGACGATTCAGAAGACGAGGTAGCTGTTGCTGAACCTACTAAACGTGCTAAGAAAAAAGCCCCAACCCCACCAGTCGATGACGATTTATCTGACGTTATTGATGAATGGGGAAGTGAAGACTAATGAGTTACGGATACACAACACGTCTCAATAGTTTAAATAAACAAGCAAGCCGCTCTTCACTGGGAGTCAAACTTGGCCGGGTATGTATCAAGCAAGAGATACCTGTAGCCGAAGTTTCCTCCCAGCTGGGAGTAAGTAGGCAAACTGTTTATAACTGGTTCCAGGGTACGCATAAACCGCACCCTGATTTTACCTCTGCTATTAGGACTTTACTAACCTCGTACTCACAGTAGTACAACTGCTTAACCTACCAAGAGGACTTGGGGGACAACTGCCCCCTAAAAATAATAATATGGAGAACTTTGAACTCATAGATCATGTCGTACCAGCAGGGGGATGGTACTGTGCCGTAGGAATGCCCCCTGTAAAGCACCCTTCTCTCACTACAAAATTTACTAAAAGTCTGGAAGAACTACAAAAATATTTTGACGACTTTTCAAGTGCAGGGCAGCACGTTTATTTTGGCCTAGCTAAATATAGCGCGGATGCACCCGCGCCCAAAGACTCTGGCGGGGGCCGCACAGCTGCCAATGCTGAATCTTTTAAAGCCCTTTGGTTAGACATTGATTGTGGTGAAGACAAAGCCGTAGAGCTAGAGAAAAGTACAGGCCAACCAAAAGGGTACGCTACTAAACAAAAAGCTGAAGAAGCACTTGAAGCATTCTGCGACTTGGTTGATCTCCCTCCTCCTACTCTAGTAGATTCAGGGAACGGCATTCATGCTTACTGGGCACTAACTGAAGAACTACCTAAAGTCCAATGGCTACCCCTAGCCGCCAGACTCAAAGAGATATGTGCCACTCAGGAGTTTTATGTTGACCGACAAGTGTTTGATGCGGCCCGCATACTCCGAGTGCCTGGAACTTTAAACCTAAAGTTCGATCCCCCTAGCAAAGTATATGTAAAGGAAATGCATGACCCGGTGGACGTAGAATTAATACGGCAAGCCTTGGGGGTGGAAGAAACAGTGGTTGCCCCGACGTTGGTACCCCCTCCCAAAACATTTAGTCCTACCCCCCTTGAAGCACTTCTTGAAACAGGTTCTTCCCAACTGCAGGACAGCCACAGTTCATTTGAAAAGATAATGCGGAGGGGCAAACTAGGTTGCGCCCAGCTTATACACGCCTATCAAGAGCGTAAAACTTTATCTGAACCCATGTGGTGGAACGCACTGTCTATTGCTGCTTACTGCTCTGAT